AATGATTGAACATCTTGATGAGGCTGTACGTCAGTAGATTCTACATGGTCAAAAGTATACACATACTCTTCACCAGTATCTGTTTTCATACCCACCATCACAAGAGAGTTGTCAGGTTCAAAAGGGTCTAGGTGTAAGTTCCCATCCCTCTTTTGTGTGTTGGTTTCTATGTCAAGTGTTAGTTTCATACTTACTCCTTTGTGTGTTTAAAGTATATCTTATCACCTAATGGTAAAGACAGCTTTACATTTTGTATATCTTGTTTACCAACATACTCCCATGTATAACCGTTGTTTCTATTTTCTTCTACGGCCTTAATAAATGTGGCATTCTCATTACTAAACAAGGCTACCAATACTACTCCAATAATTGTCATCATTATACTTCATACCTTCCTGTCATAAAATCTAGGTTGCATATAATTCTACCATGCCAACCAGACAATTTATTTTTTACAATGTTCAAGTGTCTCTGTGAAGAATCATTAGGATTTGTCTTACCCCCCACATCAGGATTGCAAGCAATAAGCACCATCAAATCTGCTTCTGCTGCTTTACCTGTTTTAGAACCTTCCATCATACTTTGATTTAAGATTATCTTACCTTCAGCTTCTGCTGATAGTTGAGACATATAAAATATGGCACAGTTTTGTTCCTTTCCTATCTGTCGTGCCTGTATTACGTTAGCTTTAAGTGCTTCATCCTGCCTAATATTAGAATTAGTCTTTGCAAACTTATCACCCATATCTAGTACAACTATGTCAGGTTTGTATGATTTACATACTCTCTCTACCCAATCCATATATTCTCCTGTACTATCTTTTACCCATAGCATATTCTCTATTGTGCTATACATCTTATCTGCTTCGTCTTGTCTGCTTACTATTTGATTATCTGCGATACCTGACACACAAGTTACGTATCTATCCATAACACGATTATACTTTTCTTCATTAACAAGAACCATACATTTTGCTCCTTGCTCAATAAAACCCCCCGGTGATGCCAACAGACTAGCATGAAAGGATGTCTTACCTGTGTTCGGTCTTGCTCCTATCTCTATAAGTTGTCCTGCATTTATTCCGGGAACTACCTGTGCCAATGTAGGTAAATTAAACTTCCATCTTGAATCTTTGCTACGCATTTCCATTAATGTCTTGAAAGAAATGTCTTCCCATTCTACCGTAGTCATTGGCGTGAAGTCATCATTATACTTATGTATCAAGTCCTTTAAAGGTTGTAGAGTTGTAATGTCACCGTTGGATAAATCCACTGCCAAGTTAACTAGTTCATCTCCTACTTGCTTACGAAATAGATTTGACATAATATCATTGGCTACATCATTACCCATAGGCTGTTGGTTCTGTATTGAATGAAATAGCGCATCAAACTGATGCATCTGTGCAGTAGTAAGAGATGGATTTTCTGATATAAAAAACATATGTACTTCTTCGGGGTGTAAGTCACGCCTATATGTACTAATCATTTTATCAATAACCTTCTTCACTTTCTTACAGTCTGTAGAAAACAAAGTATCTGGACACTTATCTCCCTTATTATTGTCATAAAAATCTTTATTCATTAGGGTACGTAATAGTATCTGCTCCACTACATACCCCCCAATCTTTTCATCATATTAATATCATCCTTTCGTTGGTACTTTAAGTCATTGTTTAATCTTAGCAGCTTAGAGTTTGATATATCTTTCTTCATCTTGACAGCTTTTGTTAGGGCATCAGGGTCAAGAGCTACTAAAACAGTTGAGAACTGTGAAAGTATCTGCTTATGTTGTTCCAACAAAGTTGTCCCAAGTAACGCGACCCCAACAAAACCATTCACATTACCTGCCACTACAGCACTAACACAGTCCTCAACCACCACTGCGACATCACCAGAGCCATAACGATATGGGAAAGGAGAGAAACCATATCGCTTCCACTTAGGCTGTCGCCACCCTGCCAACGCTCTACCAGTAGCGTCAACAGGAATACCATCATTCATTACAGGAAACACTACTCTATCTTCTCTAACATCGTACAGAACATTTTCTACGGCATAAACTATATTCCACCGATGTAAGAAATCTAATACGTGTCCTCTATTCCTATGAGGAACAATGAAATCAGGCATACTAAATTCTTTTTTATTATCTTTTTTACTTTGCATTTGTGAAACAGATAGTCGGGTCTTCTCGTTTCCTTTTACATTACAACTAGCCTTGTAACAATTCCACATCAGCTTGCCCATGTCATTAGTAATAGTAAAAGTATTATAACCTTTACATACCGGGCAGTTAGTTCTAACTGTTTCACCTATACCAACATCTATATCATTTAATATATTTAACATTATATATTATTCTCCTTTGTTGTCGGCATTTAATGTTATGTATCACGATTTTGTCTTGCTGTCAATGCATAATTTGCACTATCAAAAGTATTTTTTATGTACGGCTTCACACTTTGTGGATTACTATGTCCTGTAACCGACATGATTTGTGCAATGCCGACACCTGCTTCAACCATTTCTGTTGTGCCTGTTCTGCGTAAGTCAGACAGCCTCAACTCTCTTGGCAAACCTGCTTCATCTATTAACTGCCGGGAAAATTTAGACATCTTGAACATACTATAGGGTATATATTCTCCCTTGTAAGGGCTAGGTCTAGGCACAATGTACTTTTGAAAACCAAAGTCATCGTGTTGCTGCACAAGCATCTCCATTAAGCCGTCACTTATAGGCAAGAATACTTCTGCTCTACGTTTACTCTGCTCAATGGAACACCTCTTCTTATCAAAGGTTATACTATCCCATGTAAGAACACGCATATCACCTATACGTTGACACCATTCGTATGCCATCTGTGCAATCAGTCCAAGGTTGCGCCACTTGTAATCACTATATGCGTAGTCGAGCAGTTGCTTTACTTGTTCAGGTGTCCAAACAATTTTTCTACTTTTAGTTGACCTCTTCTTGACAGAAGCAAATGGGTTAGTGCTTACATCTTCCATACGAACTGCATAGTTCATAACTATATTTGCTACACCTATTATGTGGTTGGCGTATGAAACTCCCATACTACACCAGAAGTCGTAGGCAAGTTTAGCTTTCTTTGTTGTCAAAAGATTGACATCTGATTCATCTCCAAAGTATTTAGTTATACAACTAATCATATATCTATAATGTTGTTTAGTTTCTTTGCGTAACTCTTTGTATTCTATAGAACTTTTATACTGTTCTATCAATATTGTTAATGTCATAATGTACTCCTATATAATGCATAGCCTATACATATCCATATATAAATTACTACAAGTTCCTGTATCACTTAATCACAACTCTGTAATCGTGTTACTATTGTAACATGCTTGTTTGTAAAGTGGTCATAATATGTATCAGAAACTCTTGTCATGTATCCTTCTCTTGGATAGGTATCAAAATATATATTTAATTTATTATCTAATTCTTCTTCTGAAGCAGCGTCCAATTTAATTACTACCATTCGTTGTCTCCTTTATAATCTCTGTATCTTCCTCATCTAATATACCTACAACTTGTTGTCTCCAAGAATCATAGCTGCTCTCAAGTGTGTCTATGATATTTAATAAATCTTCATCCATTACATTGTTCTCCTTGTTACTGATACAACAGAAACTTCCTTATCACATTTAGTTAATCCAACTTTTTTAAATATGTAGCTACCAAATAAAACTAAATCACCATCCCCTGTTTCTTGGGTAAAAACTTTTATAATATCATTACTTTTATATTTTTTAGGGTATAGTTTTTTTAAATCTCTAACCTGTTTACTTATTGATTGCAGTGTTGGTGCAAGTCTGTAAACAATAACAGGGTTAGTCTCGTTCGTTATGCTACTATTATAATAATAATACATTCTTTTACTATTCATTATAGTATCCTTTCATATACTATAAATTGAAAGGCATCACAAAATTCTTTTACTGTTTTGTATGGTGTTTTTTTACCGCCCTCAAATTTAATATTCTTTTTAAGGTATTGTAACATCTTATCTTGAGTACTAAAATGTTGATATCCATCTCTAGTTTCGTAGTAATCTCCTTCTCCTGTTTCTCTAAAACCTTTATAGTCATACCACATCACTAAAATATATTCTTCCTTCATCGAGCTACCATCCTTTCTTTATAAGTTCCACTACAACTACATATGCACCGCAGCCAAACACAAACATGATAGCGAATCGTAACACGTTGTCCATGCTTGGGTCTTGCATCTCATTCTTGTTCATCCAGAATGTGAGTATCTTTTTAATCATGTTCACCTCTAATCCATCCTTGTTATATAGTATCCATCAGGTGTAGGCAATGCTGTAATAGCATAGGGATAGAAATAAACTGTACCCTCTTTTGTTTTCATCTTAGCTATGTAATCCAAATCCTCATCCTCATCATACTCTGATTTGTATGCGCCACTCTCAGTAACAGCACCATTAAATTTATACAAACCCCATTGATATTTATCTCGCATAAAATTCACAATGTCATCCTCACCTAGTATATTAAATTCTTGTACCCACACAGGTAGTAATCCTAGTGTCTCTGTTACATCCTCTACTAGTAAGTGTCCATACTGTTCTTTATTAATTACTACTGTACTAATTACTGTTGTCATTTCATTCTCCTTTATTACAAACATATGAATTACCTGCTGCTATTCCCCCAAAGTGCTATATATATCTATTAGCTTATTGGGGGTATAGCGATTTAGTAATCTATTCATGTTAGATACTCCACAAAAAGTGCTACCTCAAGGATAAGCAACAATGCAATGTGAAACACAATTATCACACCTATTATATTGTCCATTAAATCGGACATAATAAATCTATTCATTAGGTTTCTCCATATCACCACAATTCTTTTTCAAGTGTCAATTCATTTATACCAAATTCCTCATCAAGTTCTGGGCATTCTTTAATAACATCCTCTACGTTACTGAACTCTATAGTTTCACCCTTATCATACATACCTATGTACATCCACCCCTCATCTAAGTATCTGGCATGAACATTATAGCCCATGTCTACTAGCTTCTCAAATATACCTTTAGGTGGCGACCATGCGGTAGAAAACATTAGTTGAAGTGTATTAGCACCTATTCGGTCACAAGTGCTGTCATATACATCCCATTTAGTACCCCAATTATCTAATCGCCATTCATACCAATCACCACCATCAAGTAACTTCTCATCCATTGGTAGGATAGCTTGGCATAGGTTAGCATCTTCTGTGTTCATTATATTATATATGTTGTCAATCATTTGACTATCATCATTTGATAAAACAACTCTGTTATCTGTATGGTTTGGCATTATACATTCTCCTTGTCTAGTATAGACCAGTATTGGTCAAATGTGTAGACCTGTATA